TACCTATTATGCAAGTACTAACGAAATCAATAGTATGAATCTATTGACTCAAGAGTATCCACAGTTTACTCTATATCAAGATACTGCTGTTGAATTAGAAATTGGTTCAACTAAATTCCTTATGCTGCCTTGGTTAAATAAAGAGAACGGCGAAAAGAATCTTGAGATCGTACGCAACTCTGATGCAAATATATTGATGGGACACCTTGAGGTAAAAGGTTTTGAGATGATGAAAGGCGCGTTGTGTACTCATGGTATTGATATGAACGTGTTTAAGAATTTTGAATCTGCGTTCTCTGGTCACTTTCACCATCCTTCAAGATATGGTAATGTTGAGTACCTTGGATCGCCATACGAAATGACTTGGTCTGATTATAAAGGTAGTCGAGGTTTCCATGTATTTGATACTGAAACTCGAGAGATGATTAAAATTGAAAACCCAAATAGAGTATTCTATAAAGTATTTTACGATGATGCTGATTGGACAGTTGATACTGTTGCTAATTACGACGTTGAACAATATAAAGATACCTATGTAAAGGTCATAGTACAAAATCGTACCAATGCTTATCTATATGATATGTTTATGGGTCGTATGTCAGAGTGTGGAGCTGTTGACGTTAGAGCTGTTGATGATCATATGAATTTAGATGCAGAAGGTGTTGATGAAATACTTGATGAAACAAAAGACACAACTGAAATCCTGTCTCAATATATTGATGGTCTTGAAACTAATGTTGATAAGACAAAGGTAAAAGGATTGGTTGATGAACTATATCATGAGGCCCTTAGTTTATGAGAATTAATTTTGAGAAGGTAAAGTATAAAAACATACTATCTACAGGAAACGTATTTACTACTATTTCACTTAATGAAGTACCTAGCACGCTAATCGCAGGTTCTAATGGTTCAGGTAAAAGTACATTGCTTGATGCAATTGTATTTGGTCTATACGGTCGACCTTTTAGAAATATTAATAAAGCTCAGTTAGTCAATTCTATTAATAACAAAGAACTTATCGTTGAACTATACTTCAGTGCAGGTGGTGATAAGTATATGATTCGTCGTGGTATCAAACCTAATCTCTTTGAGATATGGAAGAACGGCGCAATGATTAATCAAGATGCATCTGTTCGAGACTATCAAGCGTTCCTTGAAGATTCTATTCTAGGTATCAATTTTAAAGCATTCAATCAAATCGTAGTACTTGGTTCTGCTACTTATATTCCTTTTATGGAATTGAGAGCATATCAACGTCGTGAGATTATCGAAGACCTATTGGATATTCAAGTGTTCTCTGTTATGGGTACATTAGCTAAAGAACGTATGTCAAGTATCAAGACTGATATTAATGATAACAAATACGAAATAGAAATAGTTGAGAACAATATTGAATCTGCTAAAGAAAATAATGCAGAGATCAAAAAGATTAAGACAGTTGAAGTTGATAAGATCAAAGAAAAGATGTCTAATCATATTGAGGAAATCGAAACAAAGAATAGTACTATTGATACTCAAGATGAGATTATGAAAGTTCTTTATGATGATATATCTGATAAACCAGAAGAAAAGAAAAAGTTCCAAGAAGCAACCGAACAACGATCTGAACTCGAAAGAACAAGAGTACAGTTTGAAAAAGAACTATCGTTCTATGAACATAACGATGATTGCCCAACGTGTAAGCAAGGTATTGCTCATGATTTCAAACAAGAACAGATTATAGATAAGAATCAACAGAAAGCTGGTATTGAAAAAGGTTTAGTTGATATAACAGAAACAATTAAGACTCACCAAGATCGTCTTAGTTCTATTTCAAAAATCGAAGATCAGATTCAATCAGTTAACTTTAAGATCTCTGAAATCCGAGCCGAAATCAAAATGTCTAAGAATGCATTAGTTGCATACAAGAAAGAACTTGATAATGCTCAAAAGGAAGTTGATGAAGTTGATACTTCTAAACTTGAGAATCTACAAAAGAAACTTGATAAACAAACTGAGATACGAACACAACTACTTGATGAACACGAAGTACTAAATATCGTTCAAACCATTTTACGAGATGGTGGTATTAAGGCAAAGATTATTTCTCAGTACATACCTGTTATTAATAAACTCATCAACAAGTATCTTGCTGCGTTTGATCTGTTCGTTGACTTTCAACTTGACGAAGAGTTCAATGAAGTAATACGTTCAAGATTCAGAGACAAGTTCACTTATGCTAGTTTTTCCGAAGGTGAGAAACTGCGTATCACATTATCAATTATGTTGGCTTGGAGATCGGTTGCGAAACTCAGATCTTCAGTATCCACTAATCTATTGATACTCGATGAAACTCTCGACGGTGCCTTGGATGGTGTTGGTATTGAAAGTTTGATTGAGACTCTACATGGACTGAATAACGATGATAACATCTTTGTGATATCACATCGTGGAGATCAGTTCGCTGAAAAGTTCGAGAACAACCTCAAGTTTGAGAAAATCAAGAACTTCTCGGAGTTAGCACAATAACCATTGACATTCTCTGTCAAATAGTATATAATGGTTGTTCAAATATAAAAAGGCATTATGGCATTGACTAAATTCTATACATCCGTTGAAAGATATGGAAACAATATTTTACATCGAGGTTACGAAAATGGTAAACGATTTAATTATCGAGTACCTTTTCAACCTACGCTATATGTCCATACACCAAAGTCTGGTGCAGAAGGTTATCATTCGTTAGAAGATCACTTGCCTGTATCTCCACATAAGTTTGGTGATATGCGCGAAGCAAAGAACTTCATCGAAGAATACAAAGGTGTTCACGGTATGAAGACGTTTGGTTCAACGAATTATGTAACTCAGTTTATTCAAGAAGAATACCCAGACAAGATTACCTATGATGTTACTCAGGTCAATATCGTATCGTTTGATATTGAGGTTGACATCAGTGAAGGTTATCCAAATATGGACACCGCTGATAAACCGATTACATCTATTGCTTATCATAGTTCTCGAGAAGATATCTATTATGTACTCGGTCGTAAGGATTATGACAAGACTAAAACAGTTACTGATATTCCTCAGGAAAAGATTCGGTTCGTATTGTTTGATGGTATTGATGGTGAACGTGCTTTACTTCAATACTTTATGAAACTATGGACAACTGATTATCCTGATGTCGTAACTGGTTGGAACGTTGAATACTTTGATATTCAATACATAATAACTCGTATCATCGCGTTACTTGGAGAAGAAACCGCAAAGCGTTTATCTCCACACAAATCAATCAAACAAAGATCACGTGAGATCTTCGGTAAAGTTAACTCAACATATGCTATTATGGGTGTTTCTGTTATCGACTACATGGATTGTTTTAAAAAGTTTGGTTATAAGTACGGTCCTCAAGAATCATACAAGTTAGATCATATTGCTTATGTTGTTCTTGGTGAAAAGAAAATTGATTACTCTGATTATGGTTCATTGACTGGATTGTGGGAAGAGAATCCTCAATTATATCTTGACTATAATTTAAAAGATACTCAACTGATTGCTCGTCTCGAAGAAGAGACAGGATTGCTTGCGTTAGTTATGACAGTTGCATACGACGGTGGTGTTAACTACGGAGATGCGTTTGGTACAGTTGGTATATGGGAAGCAACCATATATCGTAAACTGATGAAAGATAAAATTGTTCCTCCACTGAAAGGCGGACCAGGAATGATTGCTGGTGATCTTGTTGGTGGTTATGTTAAAGATCCTAAAGTTGGAATGCATCCTTGGGTTGTATCTTTTGACCTTAACTCTCTATACCCTCACTTGATGCTACAATATAACATGTCACCAGAAACATATATGCCTAATGATCGTGAATACGTGACTCAGGACATGGTACTGAATCGTGAATATAAAAATGATCGTCCTAATGTATCAGTGGCTGCTAACGGTGTTTGTTTTTCAAATAAGAAGAAAGGAATCATTCCTGAAATCATTGACGAATATTATGGAAACCGTTCTGTTATTAAAAAGCAGATGATCGCGGCTGAACAACAGTTCGAGATTGAAAAAGATCCTGCTGAGCTCAAAAGGCTTAAGCGTGAGATCAACCAATTACATAACTCGCAAATGTCAATTAAGATTGCCATGAACAGTTTGTATGGTGCAACTGCTAACAAATATTTCTTATACTATATTAACGATATGGCTGAAGCAATTACGACAAGTGGTCAGTTAGGTATTCGTTATGCTGAAAAGTCGGTTAATGATTACTTAAACAGAACTCTAGGTACAACTGACCATGACTATATCATTTATATTGATACTGACTCTATCTATGTTGACTTTGGTCCGCTGATTACAGAAGTATTTGGTACGACTGATATTGATAAAGACAAAGGTGAAGAGTTCCTTGATAGAGTATGTTCAACAAAAATAGAACAAATCATCGAAGACGGCTATGAAAAGCTTGCGGCTGATCTAGGTACATATCGTAACGCAATGATTATGAAACGTGAAAAGATTGCTCACCGTGGTATCTTTGTTGCTAAGAAACGATATATTCTAAATACGTTGAACTCTGAAGGTGTACATTATGACACTCCTAAGATATCGGTTACAGGATTGGAATCAGTAAGATCTTCAACTCCTGAGATCTGTCGTGATAAACTCAAGAAATGTTTTGAAGTTATTATGAATACAGATGAATCAACAACTCAATCCTTTATTCGAGATTTCAAAGAAGAGTTTCGTAAACTTGATCCTATTGCTATCGCAAAGACTTCAGGTGTTAATGAACTCAAGAAGTACCAAGACAAAGGATCTATATACAGAAAAGGTACTCCAATGCATGTTCGTGGATCCTTAATGTATAACCACTTCCTTAAAGAGAAAGGACTTGACAAGAAGTTTGAAACTATCCAAGGTGGAGACAAAGTCAAGTTATTATATTTAAAGGTACCTAATCCTATTCGTGAAAACGCAATATCGGTTCCAGGCCTTTTACCAAAACAATTAGGACTACATAATTACATTGATACTGAACTTCAGTTTGATAAAGTATTCTTGAGTCCTATTCAATCAATTCTTGATGCTGTTGGATGGTCTGCTGAAAAGAGAGATACAATTGAAGATTTTTTCAGTTAAACCATTGACATTTAATTTAAACTGTGTTATAATAGACACAATAACAGGAGAACACTAATGAGTGATGTACAAATTGTAAGACTATCAACCGGTGAAGAGGTTGTAGCAAAAGTAGTTTATGATAAAGGATTCTATACCTTAACGGATGGTATTCTTTTAGTTCCAGCAGGAGAAGGTAAAATTGGAATGGTTCCTTTCGTACCTTATGCTGAACGCAAACCAATTTCAATATCCGAAGCACATGTTATGTTTGTAGCAGAACCAATGGATCAGTTAAAGAAGCAAGTAATTGAAGCAACAACAGGATTAGTTATGCCAGATACTGGTGGACTAAAGTTAGTATGATAAAGATATACGGCAAAGACAATTGTGCATATTGTAATATGGCAAAACAGTTATGTGAATCTAAGAAATTAGAGTTTGAATATCTAAGTTTGGGTGATGATTATTCACAAGAAGAATTTTTCAGCATCTTTCCAACCGCAAGAACCTTTCCACAAATTATTATGAACGAAGAAGCCATAGGTGGCTTTACAGAACTGAGGGAAAAACTATGAATAAGTTTATTGTCGCAATGACATTAGTATTATCAGCAAACGCAGTAGCAGAAGATAGGTTTGCGAGTATTCGACCAACAATGAATACTTGTGCAGCTTGCCACGGACCTCAAGGTCAAGGTGGTATCGGTCCTAAACTACAAGGACAAACTGCAGATGAAATTATTTCTAAGTTACTTGCGTATAAAGCTGGTGAACAGCTCGGACCACAATCTATGATGATGTGGCCAACGGCAAAACAATTGACCGAAGGACAGATTGGTGCTATCGGCGTTTATATTTCACAAGGATATCCAAATGAGTAAGGATTGGGTTAAAGACATTAATGAAATGCAAGCCAAATATAAAACACATGATTGGATGCAGACAGCAGATGTAAATCAGTTGAAGGCGTTCTTGCGTTTTCGTGTTGACTTCCTAGAAGAAGAATTGACCGAAACGCGAAATGCCCAAAAAGTTATCGACTCCGAAGAAATCGTAGATGGTTTAGTTGACCTTTGTGTAGTGGCAATCGGTACTCTTGATGCCTTCGGAGTCGATCCTTATAAAGCTTGGGACGCAGTTCTCGAAGCAAACATGGCCAAGGAACCTGGAGTAAAGGAAGGAAGGCCAAACCCACTAGGATTACCTGATCTGATGAAACCTGAAGGATGGACGGCTCCATCTCATGAAGGCAATCACGGTATCCTACCAAACTTAAAAGGAGAATAAAATGGCACTTAGAGAAATATTAGTAAATGCCTTGATTTCAAAGTATGAAGCGCAAATTGCGGAGCATACAGCAAACATCGCGGTATTTTTAGAAAGTGGAGTTGGAGTAGCAGAACATCCTGGTACTGTTGAGACTCTTGATGCTGAAGTATCAAAACTTGCTGAAGCTGAAGACAAATTAGCAACAGTAAGAACGTTTGTAGTACCTGTTCCACCAAAAGTCGTATAAATTATTGATACTGTTAGGTTTTCCTTATATATAATTTTATATGTTACATTCGTGCAACATTTAGGAAACAGAAGGGAAAACTATGCAATACATTAAACAACAATACAAAACTTTTCACAAATTCATGAAAAGAGGTAGAATTCAGAACGTTTGGAGAAAAGTTCTCTAAATAAATGAAATAAACCATTGACATTCTTTATGATATAGATTATAATTGTTTATAAATTAAATTAATGGATACATTATGGACCACTTGACGGTATTACTTGAAAGGGCTTTATATAAACATCAAAAAGGACAATTAAGTGGAGTTGACGACCTCTACAAATCACTGATTGGAACGATGGGTGAATCTAAGGTCGTCAACCTTACCGAAGGCGAATCAGTTAACGGTAAATTCGATGTTCTTGGTAAAACAAGATATCCTGGTCGAATTGAAGTCAAAACAGCAAACAAACCAACCAACGGCAAATTAGGTGCATGGAGTCTTAAAGATAAAAAAGGACACTGTGACTGGGTTGCTTTGGTAGATGCGTCAGGTGTACAAGATTCCGATTATAGAGTTTCAGTTATACCACACGATGTATTCTTTGATTACTTTGATAACAGGAGTGCTAAATCTGATTATGTTACGTGGTCATTTACCTACAACGAATCAGACAAGCTTTCACCAGAGATGACAAATCTTTTCTTAAAATACGAAGTTCCTATTGACATTATCAGAGATCTTTGATATAATATATTTTTTATTATGGAGTAAACTATGACCAAACAGGTTAACCCAGTTTCGGTTGATGTACTGCAAGAGTGCGTTGACCTTCAATTGAAAAAGTCGAGAGATTATCAAAATCCAAACTCGACAGTTCAACAAGCCGACTACTATCCTAACGGAATTACGACCATTCATGATATCATGCATGCAAAAATGCTACGTATGAAATCTGTAATGGAAGCAATGCAGTCGGATGATTATGATCCTAACTTTGAATCCCTTGAAGATTCAGCAAAAGATTTAATTAACTATTCAAGTTTCTTTGTCTCTTACTGTCGTAAAGGTATTAAAGGTCAGGATTCAACTAAAGATGTATTTAACAGGAGTACTAAATAATGAGTAATGTGATACTACCTTCGAGCGACGAAGACAAAAAACGCATCCGTGGTTGCATGGAAGAAATGAGTAATTCTTTTACAAGAATGGAATCAGAACGTGATTTTCAAAAAGAAGCAATCAATGCTTTGGCTGAAGAAGTTCAGATCCCAAAATCAATTCTCCGCAAAACCGCAAGAGCCTTCCACAATCAAAACGTTTCAGATCTCGTTGCTGAAGTATCTGATATTGAAGCATTAATGGAAACCATCTAATGAACAACGTAACTGATATTCGAGCTTATATCATGGACAAGTATCTTGCAGAAGATTTTGTTATTGATAAAACTGGTGTAAAGACCATCGAGATTATTGGTGCAACTTTTAATGCTGATGAAGATTATGTAATTCGTAAACCAGCATATAAGTACATTGAACGTGAATTGGAATGGTATAAGTCTCAATCATTATATGTTGATGATATTCCTGGAGAAACACCACAGATATGGAAATCAATCTCTTCTAACGAAGGTAAGATTAATTCTAATTATGGTTGGTGTATTTACTCAGAAGAGAATGGAAATCAATATAGCCATGTACTTCGAGAGTTGAGAAATAATCCAAACAGCCGTCGTGCTACGATGATTTATAATCGTCCTGGTATGCACCTTGATTATAACCGTGATGGTATGAGTGACTTTATGTGTACTTATGCTAATACATTTTATATTCGAGATGGTCAATTAGAATCACATTATCTTATGCGTTCTAACGATGCGGTCTTTGGTTATAACAATGATTATGCCTGGGCAAGGTTTGTTCAGCAACAATTAGCAACTGAGCTTGGAGTTGAGGTTGGTCAGTTAATTTGGACAGCATCTAACTTCCATGTATACGAAAGACATTTTGAGTTTATTGAGGAGTTAATGCAGAATGGATAAATGGGATTACCGCTTTATGCGTGTTGCCCGAGAGATCTCTACTTGGAGTAAGGATCCTTCAAAACAAATAGGTGCGGTGGCAGTTAACGCTGACCGTCGTATCCTAGCAACTGGGTATAATGGATTTCCGAAAGGAATTGAAGATATACCTGAACGTTATGAAGACAGATCAATCAAATATGATTTGGTTGTTCATGCTGAAATGAATTGCATATATAATGCTACCTTCAATGGTATTTCGTTAAAAGATGCAACTCTATATGTCTTTGGATTACCAGTTTGCCATGATTGTGCAAAAGGAATTATTCAAGTTGGCATAAATAAAATCGTAATGTCAATGGATGATATACCACAGAAGTGGTTAGATTCATTTGAAAAATCAAGAAGGATGTTTGATGAAGCAAATGTTGATGTTCACTTTTTAAATGGAACAAACCATTGACAATGACCCAAAAGTTTGATATAATAGCTATTATTTAAAAGGATATATTATGAACGAAAAATTAAAAGATCTAGGTTATGGAATTGGCGTTACTGGTGGAATCATCGGTATTATGTTTGTCCTTATTTCAGGTATGGAATTAATTGGCTTGGCCAACGATACAATTAGGCTTGCTATTGCAGTGCCTTTCTTTGTTTA